GGAAGCGGCATTCACGGAGCTGACCGCCGCCGTCAAAGAGCAAGCCGACATCGACGTCTACCTCGGTCGTCGGTGACGTTGCGCGTGGGGAGGGCTTCGGTTCTCCCCACAGCGGTTTCCCGCGTGCGTGCGTCTGGCCATGAGGCCGCCGAATGATCACGATCCTCCACGTCTGGCTTGCTACCGGCCAGATCATATCTGGGCCTATACCGGCCTCAGACTGCATGCCCAACATCACGTCGGCTCAGACGGCGATTGCGAGTGGCGGCTATGCCGAGCTTGATCTAGACGGCCGATCTGCCGGTCTGATTGTCCGGATGCAATGCGACGGTCACGACGTCGTTCTGGCTCTGCCGTCGACGGAAGGCGATTGCGACATGGGGGCGGGCTCGTGAGTTTGGCATCTGTGCGCGAAACGTATCTTGTTCTCAGCGAGCGCCATTACTTGGGGCCGACCAAAGCTGCCGGCTTTGCATGGAAAGACGAGTATGGCTGCATCGTCTTCGCAGCGCCACGAGCTCGAGGCATTCCGCACAGATGGTTGGAAGTAGTTAGGTGGTGCTTGTACGGGACGAAGAACGGTGGGTCGAAGCAGTGGGCGGATGCTGTGGCCATGATCCGGCGGCAACGGCCTGAATGCACGACCGTTGTAAGCTATAGCGATCCGAGCAATGGCCACACGGGCGCGCTGTATCGCGCTTGTAATTGGTTGTGGGCGCCGACGTGGCATCGGTTGCGACCGCCGCCGACAGGCAACGGTTCATGGACGGATGGCAAGGCGCAATCCGTCAAAGATAGGTGGGTTTATCCGCTGCAACCGGATGATGGCAGAGAGGACGTTTTGTCCATGAAAGACGAATCTGTGATGCGTCTATGCCCATGGGCATCGTATCGAGAACCGCATTGGCGTCGAGGTCGGTTCAATCCGGCAGAGAGGGCGAAAGCATACAAGCAATTTCTCTCTCTGCCGTCGAGCAACGGGGACTGCGAGGATCTGACGTCATGAAGGGGCAAACGTTTGACTTCAACTCTCTCATCGCGATCGGCAACGCCATCGTCGGCCTCGTGCCGAGGCTCATGGCGCTGGCCTATTTCCTGCTTCTGGTCATCCTGACGTTTCGGGTGCTCAAGGCATTGCTCGGCCGGACGCAGATGGGGCTGATGGAGATTGCCGCCGTGGCAATCGCCTTCGGCGTGGCTGTGAAATAGAGGGCGGGCACATGACAGAGGACGGTCAGCGCAAAGAGGTCTCGCGCCGGATGCTCGACGGCGCGATGCCCGCAGTGCGGGTCATTCGCCTGAATTATGATGTCCTGGCCGGCGTGCATCGGGACAACGCCAAGGGACTGCCGTGCATGTACTGCTGGCACCCTATGGACGTACCGACATGGGATCACGTCATTCCCCGGAGCAAGGGCGGACCCAACACGCGTGGCAACCTCGTCGTAGTCTGCCGATCGTGCAATGAGGGAAAGGGCAACCTGTCGTTGCCAGACTTCGAAGGATACTTGCTCGGCATCGGTGCTGAGCAGGGGCGGAAGGTGACGGCGTTCACGCAATGGATAACTCGCGATTGGACTGACGACGAGAAGGGGGAATATAGCCGGCTGGTCGCAGCAGCCTGGGCAATGGTTACAAGAGACCAGACAAGGCCGTCTGACGAATGGCCTGCTGACGTGCGCAATGCGTTGTCCAAGTTGCTGCGCACCGTTGTCGAGAAAGAGACGGCGACCAAGCCGTTGAAGTCTAGCGTGGAAAGGAAGCCTTACACGTTGCGGGATCTGAGGCGACGCACATGACCGAAGACGAGATAAACCGTCAGGCAGCATTGTTTGCCGCCGCCGGACGTATTAATATCCCTGTACCAATATCGATCTGGAGAGAAACACAGATGGCCCGTATCGCAGTTGCAAGCGTCAAGACCAACCCCTCGACCGGCCGCCGGACGGTCAAGCCGATCGACACCGCGCCGCAGCACGCGCGCCTGGCTCGCGACAACAAGGCGGCGCGATCAGAGCGGGCATGGCTCGAAGCCACGTCGAAGGAATACGGCCAAGGCCGCACGGCCTACGGCAAGGGCAAAGAGGTCACCGACTGCCCGCACGACGGCCGCACGAAGCTGGCCAGGAATTGGGTGAAGGGTTGGGAAGATGCCCGTGCCGACGCCCGCAAGGCGGCAAGGAAGCGCGCATGATCTGGCACGGCATCATCACGGCCAGGGGCGGTTTTCCTTGGGCGACCATTGAGGATGCCGTCGCATCCAAGCTCCGCGAGATGGGCCACCGTACCTGGCTCCCTCGCGAGCTGCGGCCGACGCGGCAACGGCCGCAGCTCACCGTGCCGATGGTTAGGGGCTACGTTTTTGTGGCCGGCGATCTGGATTGGGCGGCCGTGCAGAAGGTGCGCGGCTTCATCCGCCCGTTGCGCCGCACCGACGACACCCTTGCCATCATCACGCAAGACCAGATCGACCGCATGCGCGCCGTCTGCGAGGACATGCGGGCCGAGATCAAAACCGGCCTCAAGCCCGGCGATCGTGTCCGTATCCGCAAGGGGGCGTTCACGGAAATCGAGGCTGTGATCCTTTCCGCGACCGGCGGCAAGCATCAGATCGAGTATACGATGCTCGGGAAAGCGTTCCGGCAGTCGATCGCCGCCGACCAGATCGAGGCGGCGTGAAGTGTGGCCAAAAAGTGATAGACGAGATTACGCGAAGCATGTAACGCGATGACTTAGACAATCCGCCTTCCGGCTGCGTCCAATGCGCCGGCACAGTGAGCACCAGGGCGGACCTCGGCTCCCGTACACAGCGACGGCGGGCGCGTGTGCTGCGCAATGGCGCAATCAGATAGATCCGCTCATGTTTCTCGATACGACCTCCGCCGAAGTCGGCGACGATAACCCCGTGCAAGAAAAACCGCAGACGCCGCGCTCGCGCTGGATCGAAATTGAGCGAGCCCGTCGCGCCTATTACAGCGGTTGGTCCGCGCGCATGCGGGCTGCGCTGGCCGTCTCTCCCGTCTACGGCAGTCCAGAACGCTAAGGAGACCAGACAATGCGACACGTACTGCTTGCCGCCGCATCGTCGGCGGCCCTGATGATCGCTGCCATGGGGCCGGCTCCTGCCGCCGACAAGCACGCGCCGCTTGCCGTGGACATCCTGCCTCCGGCAGCCGCGCTGGCGCCGAGCTGCTACGTCCAGGCGCTTGTCGGGTCATCCATTGATAGCGTCAAGGTCAAAGAGGCCGACGTACTCCCCACTGCCATTTCGGCGACGGGCTGGACGATTGGTGCCGGCGTCGGCTGCGACGTCAAGATCGAGCGCATCGTCGTCGGCGCCCTGGCCCGCATCGAGCTTCCCGTCGCCACTGACGGCAGCGTCATCAAAGCTGATCAAAGCTGGATGGCGGGTTTCCGCGCGGGCTACATGCTCAATACCGGGCTGCTCGTGTACGGCCTCGTCGGCTACACGCAGGCCGATTGGAAGATCGACTTCGAGAAGATGTCCCGCGACGGCATGGTTCTCGGCGGCGGCCTCGAGGTCATGCTCTCCAAGCACCTGAGCCTGACCGCCGAGTACACGCAGACCGGCCTCGGCAGCCTTAGCGACGGCATGACGAAGCTCGAGCCCGTCAATCACAGCGCCCGGCTCGGCCTCAACTACCGTTTCAACAGCCTGTTCGGAGGCGAATAATGCAGACCGTCGACGGCATCAGCGATTGGGCATGGGTGCGGCTGGTGGATCTCTACCGCCGCCCCGACATCGTGTTCACGGCGGCGCTTGCCTTCGGCAGCGAGACCGAGCACGGCCTACGGCTGCTCGCCCAATTCCACGGCATCAATCCCGACGCGTGATCGACTTCGACCTCAACGCGCTGAAGATCGGCCATAACGGCTGGTACGTCGCCGGCCGGGGGGGCGTCTACGAGTTTCGAGGCGTGGCGCACGCGGTCAACTGTAGGTGCAGCCCGCGCGCCATATCGTTTTACGATGCCTATGGAACCGGCACGACGCAGAAAACGCTGGCGCAACAGCATGGTATTAGTCCAACCCGAGCCGGCCAGTTGATCAACAGCGTAAGGCATTGCAAATTTCGCGCGGTCAAGCAGACGCTGGGCGCGTTCACGGCAATGAGTGCTCGTGACGCGATGTATCTGGTTGATTGCTTAAAGAAAATTGAGGATTGCGTGACGAGTCCCTGACAGGGAGACACGACCCATGCGCAAGCTGTTCCGCGATATGTTCGAGAGCCTCGACGCCTTCGGCCGGTTCTGGCTCGTGCTCGGGCTTGGATCGCTCGCCGCCGCCGCCGCCATGTCATTCGACTTCGGCTGGCAGGTGTCGGCTAAGCACGCGATCTTTCTCGCGATCCTGACCGTCGTCGCCGCATTCGGCCCGATGGCAGCCGAGATGCTGTTTTCCAAGGGGCGGAAAGGTCCGGCAATCGCATGCGGGCTTGTGTGCGTCCCCCTCCTGGGCATCGAGTTCTACAGCCACGCCGGCTACACGGCCGGTCTCAGGGGCCACAACATCGAGACGGCATCGGTCCAGAACACCCGCTTTGATGCGGCCAACGACGCTGTCACCGACGACAAGGCCAACGTCGCGCTCTGGCGGAAGCAACTCGCCACCCTGCTCGAACAGAACGCCTGGGCCGGCACCGTCAAGGCCGACGGCCTACGTGCCCAGCTTGACGCCGCACAGAAGGCGATCGATCTCGAGGCCGCACGCGGCGGCTGCAAGACGAAGTGCCAAATCCTGATGAAGGAAAAGGCCGACCTCGAGCAGCGCATCGCCACCGTCGAGCAGGCATCCGACCTTGCGAAGCGCATCGAAGCCACGCAGCGCATCCTAGACGGCAAGCGTGAAGTCGCGTCGAAGACTGAGCACAAGTCGTCGGCCGTCGCCCACCAGAACGACGCGCTCAAGCGTTGGGTAGCCCTCGCCGTCAACGGCGATACCAAGGCCACCGACCTGCAAGGCGCCGCCGCTCAGGAAAGCGCTAACCTGGCCATGGCTGTTGCCGGCACGGGACTGCCCGCGTTCGCTTTGTTCATGGCTGGCCTGTTCCGGCGCAAGGATGACGACGATCCGTCTGCCCCCGTACACGCCGACACACCCAAGCCTTCACCGCCAGCACCGGCCTACGTGTCGCCCGTCATCCAACGTCCACACATCATGCCCGCACTCCACACCACGACCATTGCCCAGCTTCGACAGATGGCAGCAGCCTAACAGACCAATGGCATACACACCGGAACAGCGTAAGGCAGTCCAGGATAGGCTATGCCGCATGATCGCTGCAGGCCTGTCCGTCAAAAAGGCATGTGCGATTGATGACATGCCGGCCGAACGGACCGTGTTCGAGTGGTTATATGACGACGCCGAATTTTCGCAGCAGTACGCGCGTGCGCGAGAACTTCGGGCCGATGCGCGGGCCGAGCGGATCGACGACATCACGGATCGGACCCTAACGGGCGAGTACAAGGCCGATGCAGCTCGAGTCGCAATCGACGCCGAAAAATGGCAAGCCGGGAAAGAGAACGCAAAGCGGTACGGCGACAAACTACAGGTTGAGGCTGATCTCAATCACCGACTACCTGACGAGGCCATTGAATCTCGACTTGCTGACTTCACAAGAAAAGCGGGAGTTGGTTTCATTGCTCGAGGAGATCGAGCGGAGGAACCAGCGCCGAAAGATGGCGACGCTGTATCCGGACACTGGCCCGCTGCGGCGCGATCTCTACCCTAAGCATCTGCAGTTTTTCGCCGGCGGCGCCCAGCACATGGAACGCTGCATGATGGCCGCGAACCGGATCGGCAAGACATGGGGTGTCGGCGCCTACGAAACGACGTTGCACCTGACCGGGTTATATCCCGAGTGGTGGGTCGGACGCCGGTTTGACCGGCCGATCGCCGCCTGGGTTGCGGGTGATACGCGGACCACGACCCGCGACATCATCCAACAGGCGATGCTCGGGATCGGCGGCGAAGGCGGCGCGGGCGACCTCGGCACAGGCATGCTGCCCGGCGATGCGATCGTAGGTAAACCGACGCCAATGCAAGGTGTTCCGGGCGGCGTTGATACGGTTCTGGTCCGCCACACGTCAGGCGGCAACAGCCTTTTGCAGTTCAAGAGCTACGATCAGGGCCGCCGCACGTTCCAAGGCACCAAGAAAGACCTCGTCTGGCTCGACGAGGAGCCGGACATGAGCGTTTACGAGGAATGCCTGTTGCGCCTTACGGCGACCTCGCCGGGTGATGTCAACGGGCTGATGCTCTGCACATTCACGCCGCTGCTCGGGTTGTCCAAGGTTGCGCTGAAGTTTCTGCCCGACCTTGCGCCGGACGCGTAGAATAATAATCCAGCGATCCAAACCCCTCCGTAGAACGTCTTTACAAACTCTAGCGACGGGATAGAAATAAAATTTCTAGACTCTGTGTTCAGGCGACATGGGACGACGTTCCGCACCTGTCGGCCGAAACCAAGTCACAGCTCATCGAAGCGATGGAGCCGCACACTCGCGAGGCGCGGACGAAGGGGATTCCGGTCCTCGGCGCCGGCGTCATCTATCCCGTGCCGGAAAGCGTGCTGCTGATTGACCCGTTCGAGTTGCCGGCCTACTGGCCACGGGCCTACGGCATGGACGTAGGCTGGAATAGGACGGCGGCGATCTTCGGCGCATGGGAGCGCGAGACGGACACCGTCTACCTCTACCGTGAGCACTACATGGGCCAGGCCGCGCCGGCCGTGCATGCCTCGGCGATCTCGATGCCGGATCGGTGGGTACCGGGTGCGATCGACCCTGCAAGCTCCGGCTCAAGCCAGCTCGACGGCCGCAAGTTGCGCGAGGTCTATAGCGGGCTCGGCCTCGATCTTTACGACGCCGACAACAGCGTCGAGGCGGGCATTCACGCCTGCTACCAGCGCATGGTGTCGGGCAAGCTTAAGGTGTTCAAGACGCTCCGCAACTGGCTCAGTGAGTTCCGCATCTATCGCCGCGACGAGAACGGCAAAGTCGTGAAGGACAACGATCACGCGATGGACGCCACGCGCTATCTGATCATGACCGGGCTCAGGTACGCGCGCACAGCGCCGGACTTCGAGACCGAGGACGATCGCCGCGAGCGCGGCTACTCCCGCAACTCCAGCACGGGCTATTGATGGACGATCTCGGCGGCATGCCGCCAATGCCGATGGATGGCCAGCCCGACATGGCGCCGATGATGGCGCCGGAAATGGTCCCGTATCAGTACGAGATCCCCGAGCACATCCAGCGGCTGCAACAGCGCATCGGTAACCTCGTGCGCATGGCGCAGATGCCCAACGCGGCTGAGGCCCTCGACGAGAGCGAGCTTGGCAAGATCGGCGGCAAGGTCGTCCGCGAATACCAGATCGACAAGACCAGCCGCGCCGATTGGGAGGACAAGGCCAAGCGCGCCATGGACATCGCGCGGCAGGTCAAGGAAGCGAAAAACACGCCATGGGCCAACGCATCGAATGTCAAATATCCGCTTCTGACGACGGCCGCGCTGCAGTTCGGAGCCCGTGCCTATCCGGCGCTTGTAGACGGCCCGCGTATCGTCAAGTGCCAAGTGATGGGAGCGGATCAGAACGGGCAGAAAGCCGCCGCCGCCGATCGCGTATCGCAGCACATGTCGTTCCAGCTGCTATTCGAGACGGAATGGGAAGCCGACACCGACACGATGGTGCATCAGCTGCCCGTGATCGGATGCGCCTTCAAAAAGGTCTATCAGGACGGCTTCGCCAAGGCTGGCTTTTGCTCGGACCTCGTGTCGGCGTTTGACTTCGTCGTCAATCAGAACGCCAAGTCATTGGAGACCGTGCCGCGCGCGACGCACGTCATCCAGCTTTATCCGCATGAGATCGCCGAGCGCCAGCGCGCCGGCACCATGCTTGACGTCGACTTGAAGGGCGAGAACGAGGGTTCGGGCGACGACGACGCGCCGCACACATTGCTTGAGCAGCACCGCTACCTAGACCTCGATGACGACGGCGTTCCCGAGCCGTGGATTGTCACGGTGCACGAGCGCACCGAAAAGGTGCTGCGCATCAAGCCGTGTTTCGACCCGGCCGAGCTAGAGCGGAATGTTGACTTCGACAAGGGCGTTATCGTCCGCATTCCGCGCAAGGAATATTTCGTCAAGATCCCGTTCATCCCCGACCCCAAGGGCGGGTTTTATGACGTCGGGTTCGGGCATCTGCTCGGCGACATCAACGACGAGATCGACACGTCGATCAATCAGATGAACGACGCCGCGACGATGCAAAACGCGGGCGGCGGGTTCATTGGTGGCGGGATCGATCTAGGCAAGGGCAAGAGCGAGATCGCCATTGCGCCGGGCCAGTACAAGACGGTGCGGGCCAGCGGCAACGACCTCAAGAACAACATCGTGCCGTTCGCGCATCCCGGCCCGTCCAAGACGACGCTTGATCTGCTGACGCTAATGATCGAGGCAGGCAAAGACATCTCCGGCGTGCAGGACATCATGGTTGGCGACATGCCGGCCAATCAGACGGCCACCGGCGTCATGGCCACGATCGAACAGGGCATGAAAGTTTTTACCGCCATCTACAAGCGGATTTTCCGTGGGCTCAAGAAAGAGTTCAAGCTAATCTTCGAGATCAACCGCGTGGCGCTCAATCAGCCCCGGTATGTGGCGCTGCTCGATCAGCCGGTCCAAGTCACGCAGGCGGATTACCAGGGCGAGTTGGATTTGATGCCGGTCGCCGACCCGAACAACATCACCGACATGCAGCGCATGGCGAAGGCGCAGCTAGTGCTCGAGGAAGGCAAGAACGGCAACCCGCACGTGAATATTTTCGAGGCGACGAAGCGGGCTTTCGAGGCTGCCAGGATCGAGCGCGTCGAGGAATTGCTTGTGCCGCCCCCGCCGCCCGATCAGCCGCCGCCGCCAAGCCCCGAGGAACAGGCGGCCAAGGTCAAAGTGGACGAGATGCAGGCAACCGCTCAGATCAAGCAGCAGGGCGCACAGTTGGCGCTCGAGGCCAAGATGGCCGCCCTGCAAATGGATCTGCAGAAGAAGCAAGCTGACCTCGAGCTTGCCGAAAAGCAGATGGCGCTGAAGGCACAGCAGCAGATGCAGGACGCGGCCCTTCGCGAGGCCGAGCTTGAACGCCGCTGGCGCGAGCTTGAGGTCAAGGAAGCCGAAGCCAAGCTGAAGGCGGAAGCCGCAAACGAGCCGGCCGATGCCGATTGATCCGGACGCCTTTGAGGAATGGGTGGCGCATCCGATCACTGAAGCGCTGTTGCGTCATTGCCGCGTGCGCGCCGAGGAACAGAAGGCGCATTGGCACCGTGTTTCGTGGGATGGCGGCGAGGCAGAGCCGCTCACACTCGCGAGATTGAGAGAACGCGCGATCGTCTACCAGGAAATAGCGGAGATCGCCCGCGACCAGATCGAGGACAGACCATAATGAAAGACGACGTTCAGAGAGTGCCGCCGAAGAAATACCGCGTGATGACCAACGCTGAAGCCGCACGCAAGATCGCCGACGATATGGAAGCCGTTCTGAACGAGGACGTGTCCGCGTCGACTCATGGCATTACGTGCCTTGAGTACAAGGTGCTCGTGCGCCCGCTCGATGCTGTGACCAAGACGCCGGGCGGCATCGTGCTGCCTGAGATTGTCGTCGAGCGCGATCAGAACGCTTCGATGGAGGGCGAGGTCACGGGCATTAGCCCGCTGGCGTTCTCGTATGAGAGCAATGCGCCGAAGCCGGCCGTCGGCGATGTCGTCGTGTTCCAGCGCTTCGCGGGCATCCGCGTCAAGGGCAACGACGGCATTGAATACCGCCTCATGAACGACAAAGACGTCGTCGCTGTGCGTCGGAGGCACGCATGAGCGACAACCAGGACACGTTGGAGCGTCCGGTAGACACCGGCGTTGCCATCCAGGGCGAGGCCGCGCCGGTTCAGCCGGCTTCGGATGCGGCGCCAAGCCAGCCGGCCGGTGATGAGGTCGAAACGCGGGCGCGGTCGCAGGGGTGGGTGCCGCGCGAGGAATTCCGGGGCGATCCGGACAAATGGCGGTCGGCAGACGAGTTTATCAAGCGCGGCGAAGAAGTTCTGCCGATTGCGATCGAGCGCAGCCGCGCGGCCGAACGCAAGGCGCAAGAGCTTGAAGCACGCCTCGCCGCGACCGAGCGCAACTATAACGAGCAGCTGCAACGGATCGAGCGCACGAGCACGGTCGCGTTGCAGCGCCAGCGCGAGCAGCTGACCGCCAACTACCAGCATGCCATGCGGCAGGCCGTCGAAGTCGGCGACGTCGCGCGGTATGACCAGCTGGCCCGCGACCACGT